TTGTTTTTTGCCATTTCAATAGTTGCATCTTTTTCATCTTCTGCAATCTTTTTTTCTTTAATAGCATTTTCAACTAATTCAATAGCTTTCGCTTCTTTTTCTTTTTCAGCTAATTCTTTAGCTTCGTTTTCTTTTGCTTTATACTCCTCAACTACACCATTTAAACGGTCTAATTCAGCTTGTAACTCAGCATTTTTAGCATCCTTTTCTACAATAGCAGAAACAATAGCTTCTTCAGTTGCTTCATTGGATAGTTTTAACACATTTGTTATTTTTTCCATGTTTGGTTTATTTATGATTTTATTATAAATTATAGCCATATTGCTAAGGCTTTCCGATTTACTAATTTTAATCTTTTTTGAACTTGTTATAATTTCATCTACTAATCCCATATTAAAAGATTCATCAGCACCTAACCAAGTTTCTTTATCCATCATAGCAGATATTTGTTCAGCAGTTAGCTTTGTACGTTGCTCGAAAATTGTTACTAAAGTATTTTTAACTAAATCTAAAACGTTTTGGTCGTTACCTCCACTTGGATTATGTAGCATTAATGTACCAAAGTCTGCCATATAGCATTTTTTACCTGCCATTGCAATAACTCCAGAAATACTAGCGGCTAACCCATCTATATAAGTATCACAAGGCACTTTAGAATTAAGAATAGAAGATACTATTGAATATCCATCTAATACAGAACCTCCAATAGAGTTAATTCGTACCTTAATTTTACTACATTTATCTTGTAAATATTGCATTTCATAGGCAAAATCACTACCAGAAATACCACTTACATAGCAACCATTTTCATCAATAGAGCTACCAATTTGACTATATAATAGCATAGTAGCTTCATTTTCTGATATGTTTTTAATGTATTTAAAATTCATAATACAAAAATAATTACTAAATTTGTTGCAAATAGTGTATAGTCACTACTTTATTTATATGGGTAAATCACATACAGAAATAGACATAAGAAACAAAATGCTAACTTATAAAGTTAGGGTAACAAGTAGAATATCTGGAGTTAATAAAAACAAATTCTTTTTAGACTGCATAAAAAAAGGAGTTAATGAAAACACTTTATTATTAAACATTATAGATATTCACTATTCTTTAATAGAACAGCAACCACAATTAAAAGAATTAGAATTTACAGAGTTAAAAAAACAATTACTCGAATTAATTAAATTAAAATAAAAAGCCCTCAATAATGAAGGCTAATTAAGATAACAACATACTCAAATGGTTATCAAAAGAAGGAAAAAGTTATATTTCAATAACTATAAAGTTATTATTGTTAAAATCAATACCACCACCACCACCATTAGTGGATGCTATTTGTAATTTAATTACTTTGTTTGGTGCTACTGATACTAATGCCATACATGAACATACTTGTAAATGTAAATCTACATTTGGACCTATAATATCCAAATAAGATTCGCTAATATCTTTTTGAACACTATCTACTAATATTTTTAATTTACCACCATCACCTAAGGTAGAACCAGTAAACCTAACATTTGTTTTACCTTGTATTAACCATGTTCTAGTAACTCCATCATTAGGTGTTGTATATGTAGAGCCTGTTAAATCAATAAAAGAAGTACTAGTAGTATTTTGGTCTGGAGATTGATAAGTGAAAGATGTTTTGCCTGCGCCATAAGCACTAACTAAATCAGAGCTTGTAAAATCTCCACCACTTGCAACATCTGTAGCAACATATTTATAAATATCATGTACGCTACCAGTTGAACTATCACTAAATGTAATAGGGTCTGCTGTTGCATCCTGTGTTTTAGTCAATATAAAACGTGCTATGTTTGTAGCACCATTTACGGCTGTAGTTTCATAAAATTTACCACCGTAAAATATCTCCCCTGCTGTTACATCTTTACCACTATCTGAAACAACGCATCCACTAATAACATAAGGTACTGCTAATGAATAACTACCTTTAGCTTGTGTAATTTGAGCCTTAATAATAGCAGCTTTATCTTCATCTAAAGCATCTTGTAAAAATTCTAATGAATGACCTGTAAACGGTTGTAGTTTATCATTTGCATCATCAATTTGTGTTGTACTTATTTTTTTCATTTTAAATCTTTTAGCATTTCTTTAATAAGTTCTATTTTTTCACTATTAGTAGTAAAATCTTCTAAATTAATTATAATATTATACATAATCTCCTATTCTAAATTTAATTCCACTTAATACATATTTACTAACAAATTTATAAACATTATTATATCTATTTGCAGTATCATTTCCTAAAGTATTATAAACAGCAGTAGGAACCCAAACAATAAAATCATACTCAACAAGTGGATAAGTAGGGTTATTACCCATGTATTGAATTTGATTAATACTATCATTTGGCATTAAACTACTTGTTGCACTTGAATCACCTAAAACAAACTGCATTGATACATTAGAAGTATTTTCAATATAAATTTGAGGGTCTGTAGATGGTATTCTGTACCACTTATTTAAAGCATATTCTAATAAAATAATTTGTGAGTTATATTTTATACGTTCTTTAACTCCTATAAAATTATCGTTAATTAATACCCATTTTGTAGTATCACTAGGTAAAGCACCTAAAGAAGCATCAATAGCTTCATATATCATTTTATCCGTATATATAACCCTATCACCTAAAGCATATAAAGTAAAAGCATCATAATCAGGATAATCAGAACCATCTTTATAATCAATAAAAATAGTATTCCATAACTTTTGAACAGGGCTAGTAATAACATTTAACCATGCTAAAAACTTAGTTTTTCTTAGCACAGGTGGTGTTAATTGTTCACCTACTAACTCATTATCATAATCGTAAATATCTGCCATTATTGAGCTACAAAAGTTAATGTATCTGTAAATAAATAGTTAGTTGTATCTTCTTCTACTACATAACCTGCTGTTAATTGATATGTAGGTATAATAGTTGTTTTAGCTTGTACTAAATAAGTACTATTAGCAATAACTTCTGTATCTGGTCTAATTGCTACGTTTTCTAATACAACATCTGTAACACCTGTAACACTTTGAATAGCATCTACTAAAGATGTTAATTTAAAAGTTCCATCAAATTGTATATTTGCTAAGTATGTGTTAATAGCTGCTATAACATTATCACTAATAACATTTGTATATTGACCGTTATAGTAAATAGTAGCTCCTAAATATATTTTATCAGCATCTAATGAACTAGCAACATATCTAACACCTGAAAAACCAATACCAACACCACGACCAGCGTATGTTCCATCTCCTGCATTATTTAAGTAGCTTTGTAATGCTGCTAATTCAGTAGGAGTTAATGCTACAGGTGGCTCTTCTTTTGCTACTTTAACATTTACTGTTCTAGTTGCAACCGTTCTAACTGCTGCTCTTGTAATAATTCTTAATGTAGTATCTTCAGTTGCATATCCTACAGAAAAATCATCTAAAATCTCAACTGTCTGAGGTGTTATGGCTGAATATTGAAATTTTAATACCCTATCGTGTAACCATTTATCACTTCCTACAGGTGCTTTATCTACAATAGTTTCTAAGTCTTTTTTAAATATATCCCATAATACTTCTTGTAAATACATTTGTGTTGCTACAATGTATTTCCATAGTGTGTAAATTGCAGAATTAGAAGTAGAATTTAAACCACTTAAATCTGTTTGTGCAGCTTGTTCTGCATCCATTCCATCTATTATAGTTTGTATTGACCTTGCCATTAAATTTCGTCTATTGTATTAATTGTTGCATTAATAATCGGTGTTAAAGTAGCGGTTGTAGTATCTTGTGTTTGGTTATCGTTTCCTAAAGTAGTGTAATCTTGGATATAAACTTGCACGTTATCATGGTCAAAATCTTGCTCCTCATTACGTCTTAATAGTTTTCCAAATGTACTGTATTGTTTGTTTTGTACTGTTTGCCAAACACTATCAACCAATGTTAAAACATCAGTATCTTCATCTTTATAACTTTCAAATGCTATTCTTAAACGTACTGTTAAATCATATTCTTGACTAACTGCTAATCTACCTTTATCTCTATAATTAGAAGGTAAAAACTCAATAAAAATAGCAGGGCATAAAAACGGATTTTCTACATTTTCACGTTCTAAATTATTACGCCACAATGCAACGTGCTTAATACCAGTTATAGCTAGTAAATCTGTTTTAAGTGAGTTATATAGTGTTAATTTAGACATAATGCAAATATACAAATTATTTATTAAATTGCTTCTTAATATTTTTATCTAAAAAAGCTATTATTTGCCTATTTAGTTTACCTGAATAACCTATAAATTGTCTTTTAGGCATTTTTACATTATAAGATTTCACAGAATATGATTCCCCTTGTATTTTTAATTTTCTAGCTCTACCCCTCGTCCACTTGCCGTTTACAAATCCAGCTGTGCCTCTAACTAAAGTTTCTATTGTTTTATGCCTTGTATGAGCGGGAATATTCACATTTAACCCGTCATTATGTATTCTTGCATAAAGAACGTCTGTATAAATTTTAGCAGATAAACTTCCAAAGCGTTTACTTCTAATTGAACGACTTAAACGACCTGCACCACCCTTGCCAATTAAAATACCTCTATCAATTCCTAAACTTTTAATACCACTTTCACCACGTCTACCACGTTTATAAGTATCAACACCTCTTTTACGTTTTTTCCAAGGGCTAAATGTTTCATCTGTAAAACCACCATCTTTAAAAGACTTTGTAAAATGTGTAACAGCTAATTTGCCACTAGCTTCAACTAGCTTTTCTAATTGAGGTTTAAATGCTTCAATCTGTTTAAGTATTTTCCTATGTTCAGCAAATGTAGCCATTAATTTAACCCAAAATAAAATATTTGACAATAGCGTAACCAGTCTTTATTAGTATTCATTAAAACGTGTGTAAAATAATAAACACTATGTGTTAACTGCTCGTTTACGTTTCCTTTACCTATTAAATTATTTATCATGGTTTTGGCATATAAAAGTTATTTTTTAATAAATCTCTATCTCTAGGTTCTACTGTAAAATATGGGTGCTTATCACTAAAAATAATTCTATCTTTACCTGCATTCATCATAAATTCAGGCGGTACGGTATCGGGATGTGTAAAACCTTTTAAACTTGTTTTATTTTCATTATCTGTTTGTAATACAGTACATCTACAATTCCATCCATTAGGCGGAAAATATGTATTCCAAAACTTATCTCCTACAGGTCTACTAATCTCATCTAACATAGCATGTTCGGGTCGTACTCTTCCATCTCCTACTGTTTG